CATCGGCACCGGCACCGTCGCAGCCGTCACCTCTGCCAACCTGGCGCTGCCGGGCATCATCGCGGATGTGGCCTCAGCCGCGTTGACAACAACCACGACCACGGCGGCATTCACACCGACGTTTGGCACCAGCTACAGCGTCAGCATCCCGGTCACCGCCGTCACGGGCACCTCGCCAACGCTGGACGTGGCGATCGAAGAATCCGACGATTCGGGCGGCAACTGGTTCAAGGTCTACGACTTCCCGAGGATTACCGGCACGGGAATCTACCGCTCACCGCTGATCAGGATTGTCGGCAACCGGGTGCGCTACGTGCAAACCGTGGGCGGCACCAGCCCGAGCTTCACCAGGGCGATCAACCGCTTGCAGAACAGCAACAGCTCCGAAGCCGTGCGCCAGCTGATTGACCGCTCGATCGTGCTCACCACGCTCAACAGCACCACGCCAAGCCTCGATACCAGGGACGCAGGCAACCGCGCCCAGCTGGTGGTCAACGTCGGCGCAATCACCACCACGGCACCAGCGCTCCAGATGGAGGGCAGCGACGACAACGGCGCCAGCTGGTACGCAATCGGCACTCCGCTCACCGCGGTGGCCAGCTCCACGGTGCAGCTGACGGTGGTGGACATTAACGCAGCGCTGATGCGCGTCAGGGTGAGCACCGCCGGTTCAGGAGTCACCGCTGGCTACGTAATGATCAAGGCACACGACTGATGAGCGCACCGATTCGCACCAATACTCGCGCGGCCTGGACCGCAGGCAATCCGATCCTGCTTGCCGGTGAGTTCGGCCGCGAATCGGACACGGGCAATATCAAGATCGGCAATGGCGCACAACGTTGGAGCCAATTGCCGTATCACGGCTGCCCCGGCTATTGGGGCAGCTTCTGGGATTCCACATCGCAATATGTGGCGACGATCAACACGCCAACCGCAATACTGCTGCGTTCTGGCGAATTGAGCAACTACGGCGTTGCAGTTGCATCAGGCAGTCGCATCACGGTGCTGTATCCCGGCATCTACAGCATTACGTTTTCGATCCAATTCAGCAATGAGGATTCGCAGATCCATGATGCCAACGTATGGCTGCGAAAGAATGACAGCGGTACGCCCGGCGATGTGGCCAACTCGGATAGCCGGTTCAGCATCATTTCAAGTCATGGCGGCGTGCATGGCAACGTGATCGGCACTGTCAACTTCGTCATGGAACTAGCCGCCAATGATTACATCGAACTAATGTGGGCGGCAACCGACCTCAATGTCTACATTCACGCCGAGAGTGCCGGCGCATCGAATCCTGCCATCCCTGGCATTATCTGCACAGTCACCCAAGTTGCCAGCGCCTGAACCATGACAACACGCCGCGAAAGCATACTGGCCACTATTGCCTCATCACTGGCTGGTACGACAGGCGTCAGCACGCGCATCTACCGCAGCAGGGTGGAGCCGATCACACGCGGCGAGTCGCCGGCCATTGTGGTGGAGCCGATCTCGGACCAGGCCAACACGGACGTGAGCTTCTGCAAAACCGACTGGAGCCTGACGGTGCGGATCGCCGTGATCGTGCGCGGCGCGATCCCAGACCAGCAGGCTGATGCAACCATTGAAAGCTTGCACGCCAAGGTAATGGCCGACCAGACAGTTGGCGGCTATGCCATGAGCGTTGAGCCGCGCGGCGTGCAGTTCGACATGGTGGAGGCTGATCAACCGGCTGGCGTGATCGCGTGCGATTACCTGATCAGGTATCGCACGGCAGTCGCTAATCTGGCGACAGGTTGATCATCGCTAGCATGTTGGATGAGCACCATGGCCAAGGCGGCTCCTACGTCTTGGATCCTGAAACCGGCGTAAGGCGTCCGGTAATTCCAAGCCAAACCGAGCCTATTACCGATGGCACTGCTGACACGCAAGCAACTCCTTCTCGTAAAAACCGAGGCAACGTACGCGACTGATTCCAGCCCGGCTGGGACGGATGCGCTGCTGGTCCGCTCGATTGATGTCACGCCGCTTGAGTCGGATGTCGTCAGCCGCGAGTTGATCCGGCCATGGCTGGGCAACAATGACCAGCTGCTGGCCAACCAGCGCGTGCTGATCAACTTCCAGATTGAGCTGACCGGCTCCGGCACTGCTGCTACAGCTCCGCGATTCGGCGCCCTGCTGAAGGCGTGCGGCATGGCCGAGACCACAACCAGCTCTGCAGTCACCGGCACCGCTACGGCAGGCTCTGCTGGCAGCATCACCCTGGCGGCAGGCGCCAGCGCTACGGATGATGCCTACGTTGGCATGATCATCAGCATCACCAGCGGCACCGGATCAGGCGGCACCGGCGTGATCACTGACTACGTGGGCAGCACGAAGGTGGCAACGGTGCAGGCCACCACAGCCAGCTTCACGCCTGGCGCCAGCAGTGCCTACAGCATCGCCGCCAACGTCGGCTACAAGCCAGTCAGCAGCAGCTTCGACAGCGTCACCATCTACTACAACAATGATGGCGTGCTGCATAAGGCCACCGGCTGCCGTGGCACATTCTCGCTGAGCGCTGAAGTGGGAGCAATCCCGACGATTGATTTCGAGTTCACCGGGATCTACAACGCACCGACTGACACGGCGGCGCCGGCCAGCACCTATACCGCACAGGCTGACCCGTTGATCTTCAAGCCGGGCAACAGCAGCACGTTCAGCTTTCTGAGCTATGCCGGCTGCCTGCAGTCGCTCAGCCTTGACATGGCCAACGAGCTGATCTACCGCGAGCTGGTTGGCTGCACCAAGGAGATCATGATCACCAACCGGGCGCCATCCGGCGAGTGCATGATCGAGGCTGTGTCGATCGCCACAAAGGACTATTTCGCCATTGCCAACAACGACACCACCGGCGTGCTGACGCTGCTACATGGCACAACCGCTGGCAACAGGGTCTCGTTGGTGGCGCCGAAGGTGGACATCAGCAACCCGACCTATGCTGACCAGGACGGCGTGCAAATGCTGAACCTGCCCTACGTGGCAATCCCGACCGCCGCCGGCAACGATGAAGTTGTCCTTACCTTCTCCTGATCCTGCATGGCATTTGTCCTGAAGAAATCGGCCACCTACGAGTGGCCGGTGGTACTGCGCCTGCCGATTGATGGCGGACGCTACGAGAAGCAGACCTTTGATGCGCGGTTCAACCGACTGGCGCAGACGCGGATCAATGAGATCCAAGACCTGTTCAGGGCAAAGCAGCGCGGCGATGACGAGATCGACCTGACCGATCAATCGGTGGCCGATGAGGTGCTGGCCGGTTGGAGCAATGTGCAGGATGAGGACGGCGAGGATGTGCCATTCACTGCCGCCAGCAAGGCTGAGTTGCTGAATATCCCGGCAGTCGCCAGCGCCATTGTGGTGGCGTACTTTGAAAGCGTCACCGGCAACAAAGCAAAAAACTGAAGGACGCCGCCCATCATTGGGTCAAGGGCGGCGTGATCGACAAAACCGCAGACGATGCCGCGGTGCTTGGCGTGGTCGGGTTTAAGCCCGGCCAGCCTGAGCACTTCGAGGTTGAGCCTGATGCGTGGCCTGCACTAATGATGTTCCTCGACTGCCAGACGCAATGGCGCACCGGCCCTGGCGGCCTGATCGGGTTGGACTATGGCGCAGTGGCGTGGCTGTTTAGACTGCGGTCAGTGGCGGATGAATCTGCGATGCTGAGCGATCTGCAGATCATCGAGGCTGAAATCCTGCGACTGGCTAGCCGTGAAGCTTGACGCGATCCTCAAGGTAAAGGCGGATGTTCAAGGCCAGGGCGAGATCGACGGTCTCAGCCGCAGCCTTGGCAATCTGAACAAGCAAGCCGGAGCAGTCGGCGGCGGCCTCGGGCGCATGGGGCAGGCCGCCAAGGGCGTCGGCGGATTGATGGGTGCGCTGCTGCCAGTTGGGGCGATCGCAGGGATTGGCGTGCTTGCGTCCAAATCCATCGACGCCGCGGATAATCTTTATGACCTGAGTTTGAGGACTGGCGTTTCTGTAGAACAGCTAAGCAAGTTCAGTGGTGCAGCAGAAGACAGCGGAACGAGTGTAGAAGCGGTAGGTAAAGCACTAGGGCGACTGAATCGGGGGCTGGCAGCAGCTGGCAACAGCGCTAGCACTTACGCAAACAAAGTTAAGGAGTCCTCTGAGTCAGCGGAAGAGGCCGTCAAGCGCAACGAACAGCGACAGATTGAAACAATCAGAGAAGCTGCGCGCAGAAAAATGGAGGTGCTTGAAGACGAAACAGATAGCAGGATGCGTGAGCTAAATCGCCGCTATCGCAACGAGCAAACATTGCTTGATGATCGCTACGACGATCAGGCAGATAGAGAACAAGAGGCCGCCGATAATGAACTCAGACAACTGGAGCGCAACACACAGGCGCGCGCTGATCAGATCCGTAAATCAATTCAGAACGACAAGTCGTTATCAGATAGCGCACGCGACCAACGATTGGCGGCACTTAGCATTGAAGAAGAAGATGCACTGCGTAATCTGCGCGATGGGTTTGAAGACCGACAGAAGTTGCGTGATCGGCAGTTGCGTGATGCCAGGAGGATCGAAGAGGATGCGCTAAATGAGCGCAAGCGAGTTGAGGAAGAAGGGATCAGGGCAGTCTTTGAAACACAGCAACGAGAGACTGAGAAAGGCGTTGAAGCTCAGGCGCGCATCGTTGAGAAGTCTGCACGTGAACAGATCGCCGCATTAGATGTCAGCACAAAAGGCGTGGCAGCGGCTGTGGCTGAGATGGGCATTTCTACTGTGGACGCAGCGGGCAAGACCAAACCGGCTGGAGTCATTTTCAATGAAATTGCCGATGGCCTTGCCGCTATTGAAGATCCGGCGAGAAAGGCGGCGCTGGCACAGTCGCTATTCGCAAAGGGTGGCCAAGAGCTCATCCCCATGCTTGATATGGGCAGCAAAGCAATCAACGCATACGAGGCGACCGTCAGCACAGACATGGCAAAGGCTGCCGACAAATTCAACGAGTCACTTTCCGCCATTAGCCGCAGCCTTGGCGGACCATTTAACGAAGCAGTCACAGCACTGCTGCCTGCCATTACAAGCATCGCGCAGGGGATTGTCGGCATCATCAAAGCGTTCACGGCACTGCCGCGGCCGGTGCAGGTTGCGCTGCTGGTGATCGGCGGATTGCTCACAGCGCTGGTTGCATTGGCGCCTGCAATCTCGGCCATCATCTCAATCGGCGGCGCGATTGCTGGCCTGTTCGCGGCAGGCGGCGCATTAGCCAGTGCAGGCAGCATCATTGCTGGCATTGCCACAGCATTCATCGTGCTGATCACTGGCCCGTTAGGCATCGTGGCGCTGCTGGTTGCAGCTGGCGTTGCGATCTACGCATTCCGTGATCAGATCGGTGCGGCATTCAATGCTGTAGTGAACTTTATCGGCGCAGCCTTTAATAAGATCGGCAGCCTATTAAAGGCTGGCGCTCAGGCTTACATGGATTACTACGTGAAGCCTATCCTTGGATTCTTCAAGGGGCTCTACAATGGCGCAGTGGCGATCTTCAGCAAGATCGGCAGCGCGATCGGCAAAGCATTTGAGGCAGTAGTTGGCACGATCAAGAATGTCTTTCGCAGCGTGCTGCAGTACCTAGCCGATCGCGTGAATTCCGCGGCGGGCTTGATCAATGAGCTCATCGTTGCATTCAACCGGCTGCCACCGCCTGACATTCCGCTGGTTCCAAAGCTCACAGTGCCAGCCTTTGCGCAGGGCGGCGTGGTGAACCGGCCAACGCTGGCGATGGTGGGCGAAGGCGGCGAGCGTGAGTACGTGGTGCCTGAGTCCAAGATGGCCGCGGCCAGTAGCAACTACCTGGCAGGTGCTCGTGGCGGCGCAGTGCTGGCTGGTGCTGCATCAGGCGGCGGCACACCCACGATCAACGTAACCACCGGCCCGGTGATGGAGTTCGACGGCCAGCGCTACGTCACGGTGACCGACATGGAACGCGCTATGCGGTTGACCGCCGAAGGCGTGATCGGCCGGTTGCGTACACCGTCTGCTCGCATCGCGCTGGGCATGGCCTGATGAGAGCG